CAACTCTCTCCCCACCCAACGGATTTTCTTGACACTCTCCCCGTCGAAGACCGTCCATTCCCCTGGGCTTACCGAGCTGAGAACGAATACTTAGGTAAGCGAATTAATGTTGACCTCGCTGGATTGGTTGCGGAGGTCGAAAAACTTACAGGCAAGAAGTTTATGTTTGTAGAAGACATTGAGAGACGAGATTGGGACGAAGACCAAGAAGCTCAGAGACTTGCACGAGAGGAAGAAAGACAACGAGTCTTCGCACAAATCACAGACCTCGAACAAAGGATTGCCCTTGAAGAGGACGAAGAAAAGAAAGCGGAGTTAGTAAAGCAAAAAGACGCAATCGTCATCCCAGAGCCTTACGTCAAGAAACCAATGCCCAAGTGGATGGCGGATAGGATTGTTAGTATTGAAACAGGACAAGGAGAATACCAATGAAAAAGATATTATTGCTTGTGTTAGTGTTATTTCCAAGTGTAGCGTTTGCCTCACCTTTCCTTGTCTGTGACCCTTATCCATCGACACAGACTCAACCTGATTACTTTATTATAGTTCTTGATGGAAAAACATACAGCAGTTCTGCGTTTAGTAATCCAGATGGTTCTAAGCAGTTAAAATTTGATGTGGGGTTTGTTTCTTCGGGAAGCCATAGTTTGACTGTAAAAGCTTGTAAAGAAGACGCTAACGGGATTCCTTGGTGTAGTGATGAAGTCCCTTTCGCTTTCGAACGACCGTCGGCGGTTGCTCCCCCAGGAGGTTTGAAACTCAGTAAGTAGGAGGCATTTATGGATTATGTTGTTTTGAAGAATGAATTTTTGACTGACCCTAAAGGCTATGGTTATAGGACATATTGGGATAACGGTCAGGATTGGAAACTTGCAGAACTTATCAATGAAGTAAGGTCAGATATTTGGATTGATAGAGACATTGTTCCGACTTACGAAATTTTTGAAGCCATTGTACCAACTGAGTGGGATGCATTGACAACTGCCGAGAAGCAAAGAATGCAACTTATTCTGTCAATGGAGCAGGTTAATGTTAAGGGTGAGAATACTCGTTTAGCATTTCAAAAGGCTTTTGCTTCTGGGACTACAACGAGGAATAATTTATTAGCCTTACTTAAGAGAAATGGTAGCAGGGCAGAGGAATTATTCGGTGCTGGCACAGTAGTAACGTGGGATGATGTAGCAAGGGCAAGGAGGGTATAGTATGGCAAATCTAAAGTGGGTAGCAGGTGAAACTCTTGTAACAGCATTAAGCACAGAGTTAAATTCTCTGGCAAATAATACTTTTTCTTCCCTTAGTGCAGAAATAGACAATACTACTGGTTTGTATCCCTGGATGAGTTTGGAACTATATCTGGCAAGTTTCACTCCTGGTGCTGGTTCTCCTTATGTAGCATGTTGGTTAGTGCTATGTTTGGATGGAACAAATTATGAAAAGACTCCTAACGGTAGTAGTGGAGACAAACCTCCTGACGCTATTTTTCCTTTAGAAGCAGGCGTAGCACAAGCAAGTAGAATTATAATTGCTGATATACCAATTCCACCACTTAAGTTTAAGTTGGTAGTTCAAAATAAGAGTGGAGCAGCTCTTGCCGCAACTGGCAACACTTTAAAATACAGTAGACATTATGCTCAAGTCGTATAGTTATTATAGGCAATTTAAGCCCAAATATGAGTGGAGACCAAGAGTTGACTCTAACCATTCTTTATCGGAAGGATTGGTTGGGCTTTGGTTATTTAATGAAGGGAGTGGTTTAACAGTTTATGATATTGGTAGTGTTGGGAATTATGGAATTTTAACTAATGGAGCTTATTGGACACATGGAAAAACTGGAATAGGTGTCGGATTAGATGGAATTGACGATTATGTTAAAGTTCCTCATCATGCAGAAATAGACCTAGTTGAAAAATGGACATTACTGGCGGTATGTAAAAGAGCTGCTATTAATACTCAACATAGTTTGGTTGAAAAATATAATTGGGCTAGTGGTTATGGAGGGTATCTTATAAGAGTATCAAATGCCAATTATGCTGTTGCAGGTCATGTAAGTAATACTGCTTGGGACTCAGCTACGGGCGGGACTGTTATAAATGCAAATACTTGGTATCAAATTGCAGGAACATTCAATTCAAATACAACCACTTTAATAATTTATGTTAATGGTAAACAAGATGGAATAAATACCACTGCTTCATTAACTCCTCTTTCTTCTACAGTTACACTTAAAATTGGTGCAAGAGGAGATAATTACGCAACAGTATTTAATGGAATAATTGACCATGTCCGTATTTACAACCGAGCTTTATCTCCTCAAGAAATTCTATGGCTTTACGAAGAACCTTTCGCTGGTATAATTTATGACACAATAAGAAAATTTTGGTTTATGTCAGTAGAAGCACCCTCAGCTTTTAAACCATTTTGGTCTCATAACACCAATGTTTTAATACAAGGAAGTCAATTATGAAAAAGAATGTTGCTGGACAAGTTATTGGAGCACACCTTATATCGAAGACAGATGGTTCTGATGTAACGACTGGAACGACTACAGTTTATGTTACTGGAGACAACGGCACTCAAGCTTCGGGTTCTGGAACAGTAACTCACAAGGGCAATGGTTTCTGGACTTATGCTCCAACACAAGCAGAGACAAATTACAATCATGTTGCTTTTACATTTGTAAATTCAGCAGCAGTATCAGTAACTGTTCAGGTCTACACAAATTATCCTCAAAGTGGAGATTCGTATCCAACTATTAATACTAATCTTGACGCCAGAGTTTCTGATGTAAAAGCTAAAACAGACCAGCTAACTTTTACAGTGACTAACAAAGTGGATGCCAACGTAACTCATGTTGCTGGAACTTCCCAGACTGCAAGAGACCTTGGTGCACAATTAGACGTAGCAGTTTCTTCAAGAGCTTCTGCTACTGATTACACTTCTGCTCGTGCTGCCAAGTTAGATAATCTGGATGCCACTATTTCCTCTCGTGCTTCTGCTTCAACAGCACTTAGCAACACAGTTTGGACTGATACGAAAGCAGGTTATATTGATGTGGCTATAAGTTCTAGAGCTCCAGAATCAGGAGGTAATATTGCTGCCATCAAAGCTAAAACAGACCAACTTTCGTTTACAGTCGCTAATCGAGTAGACGCTAACGCATTACAGGTAGGAGATAAGACTGGCTATTCATTGTCCTCAAGTGGCATTGACGCTATTTGGGACGCAACAGGTTCGCTTGGATTAAGTTTCGAAACTCTAATGCAACGAGCTTACGAAATGATTAACAACAAAATGACTGTAAACGAATCAACTGGTGCAGTCACCCTTCTTAGCCTTGGAGGTGGAAGCACAATTGCTACTGGCTCAGTTACAAGTTCCAGTGGCACAACAACGAGAAATGAGTTAAGTTGGGTATAAGGAGAAAACTATGGACTTTAAAGCTATCCACGAGAGATTTAAAGACGATGATTCGCCGAGCGTAGAAGGTCAGATTAGATGGCTACAGAAACAAGGATTTGCTCAACATCAAATCGAACAAGCAATGATTGCAACTTACTCTGCTATCGAAAGAGGTGAATTTACTCCTCAGAACGGCTTTGAACTTGACCAATATTTACTTAACGAAGCAAAAAAGATTAGAACAGAAGAATTAACGTTGATGATTAAACGGATGGAAGATTTCGTTGCAAATATTAAAAAGCAGGCAATAGACGAATACAAAGCTCAACAGGCTAAACCTTGGTATAAAAGGTTGTTTGGTAAAAAATGAACTACTTACCTTTCGCAGGATATTGGTTCTATGGTGCTACAACTTCCGAAGAGCGTGCTGCTTACTACTGCTCGTGGGGTTTGCTTGAAACAGCTCCTTCACCTTCCTCTTACATTTTTGGTATACTTAGTTTTGTTGGTCATTTATTTGCTCCAGTTATTCGGGCTGGATTTTATGGATGGTCAATTCTTAATGAAAAAATTTTAAAGGTGGGTTAAAATGGTAGCAATTATTAAGGATTATAAAAAGAAACAAATCAATCAGAAATTTATTGATGAAGTTGGGGAAAGAGTTAGTAGTGTAAAAAAACACTACGACGATATTATCAAAGAGTCAAGAAGGCAAAAAAAGGAACTGGAAGAAAGATTAAGAGAAAGTGGCCTTCATGGAGTTAAAAGTTTTGAGATTAGAAATTTTGAAGAGTTTGCAAACATTGAGAAAACAATGAATATGATTCGGGATTATAAAGAGATAAGTCAATCGACGAAAGATTTACTTAAAAAAGTTGGGCCATTGACGGCCATCGACGAAAAAGGTAACATAAGGAAGGTGTAGCTATGGGATTACCTTATATATTTGCAACATTAAATTTAACTCAATATCAAAAGGATGCCCAAGGGAATTACATTATTCCTGCTTCGGCATTGGATGATAACTTTAATTATGTTTTAGAGAGAACTTGGGTCGGAACAAGTGCTCCTACAGATACAACAAAATATTGTTTCTGGCTTGATACTTCTGTAAGTCCAAACGATTTCAAAATTTGGGATGGAACAGGATGGGTTAATTCTTATGCAGGCCTTATTGTTAGAAAAAATACTGGATCTAATATTGGGCAAAGACGAAGACTTAATTTTATTGAAGGTTCTAATATTGGCTTAACGATTGCAGATGATGGGGTTGATAACGAAATTGATGTTACAATTAATGTAACAGGTTCAGTGCCTCAAGCTGTCAATTCTGATACTATAGATAATTTTCATGCTTCACAAACTCCTCAAGCAAATGTGTGTGCAGTTGCTGACTCCAATGGTAAATTACAGGTAGGTTGGTTAAAATTTTCAACAGGAAGTTGGTCAGTGAATGTTGATCCTTCAAGTTACGCAAGTATTAACCTTGTAGAATATTCTCATTGGCCTCAACAAAAAACATCGCTTCTTGGAAATAGTTTATTTCCTTTTGCAAACCAACCAGGACTTGGAACTAGTTATGCTTTTATTTTAAATGCTTATAATAATGGTGTTTCGGCACAAACTTGGTATGGTCAATATACTTATCATTCTTCTTCTGAGCAAATTATTGAAGTATATTATGATGAAGAAGATAATATAAAAGCTTTTCATATTACTGAGAAAAATAATATAAATAGTATTCGATTTTTTGATAAAAATGGAAAAGAATATTTTGCTAAAAAGAAAGCCCAACTTGATCAAATGACTAATCCACATTTATTTAATGAAGATAAAATGTGTAAGTATACATCAGAATTTCTAAATCAAAATAAAGAATTGTTTAAAAAATTGGAATAAAAGATTAAAATGCCTAAGAAACAAAAAGAAGAAATAAAACAAATTTCGTATTCAGACCAAGAATTAAAACAAATTAAAGATGACTGTCTTTCTGGTCTTGAAGAAAGACGTAAAATTTATGATACCTATGGGGAGAAGGTTTTAAGAAATAATCTCAAAAACCCACTCTTTAAACACCTCGAAGACATTGTTTCTTTAATTTACTTTCCCGATAATATTATCTTTGATACAGTCATTCAGTTAGATAAAGAAAAAATTACAAAGGATATGATTGAAAAGTTTGGCAAACTAAAAACTGAAATTTATGAAGATTTTATTAATGAAGCCCTTGATATTCAGCTCTATGATATTTTCTTCTGGGGATTAGTTTATGGTGCATACTTTTGTAAATTCTTTATCAATTCAGATAATGAAATAAGAATTAAAAAAGTTTCTCCCTATGATATTTGTGTTCTTTATGAAGATTATTTAGATTTAGATAAAAACCAAATTATCCTTCATGTTACGAGGATTCCAAAGCATATAGCGATTAAGAGATATGGAGAAGATTTACTGATAGAGATGAAGGAAGTATCTGCTCCAGTTAGACCCGAATCAAGGTTCGTTGCCCTTGTTTATTCCCAAACAAAGGGACAAGTTCCGACTCAAGAAGATATGTGGGCACTTGAAAGAGATATGCCCCCAACTCCCAAGCAAGTAGGAAAATATGTTGAACTTTATGAAATGTGGTTGTGGGACGATTCAATTAATGATTATTTAATGGTTCAATTCATTGGTAATAAGATAATAAAATCTAAAAACCCATTCATACCAAAAGTCCATCCTATTATCCACTGCGTTCCTAACCCAATTGAAGGATACTTTTTTGGACTTTCAGAAATTCACTTTCTTTATCCGATACAGGATAAGCTTAAGGGACAAATTGACAAAATTGAACATAATGAAAAAATGCTTTCAGAACCTCCAATGATTGTAAGTGGATTGACAGGTTCTATTGAGGCACAGGAAATCAGAAAAAAATTAGATACACCTCGTGAAGTTATTGAAATTATTGATCCTACATCGAAAATTGACTTTTATCTTCCTAAACTAACCCCTGAAATTCTTTATAATTCACTTCAATATTGGGAGACATCTTTTAAGGAATTAAGTGGTATAATGGGAATATTAGGGGGTAAACCACTACCTAATGTTCGGTCTGGTTCTTATGCTTCAATACTTGCTCAATTTGCTTCTGCACCTTTAAAGAAGAAGGCTTTAAGGGCTGAATGTTTTATTGAAACAATGATGACAATGTTTGCTAATATTAAGACAAAAATACTTGAAAAGTATGCTACGATTTCTGGAGTTCCTTTCAGGGTTGATGTTTTTGCTCATACTTCATCTCCAATAGTTGCAACTTTCTATCAAGATATGTTATTAGAATTGGCAAAAGCGGATTTCATTCCAGCGGAGGTTATTGTAGATATTTTACCTTTACCTGAAAAAGATAAGATAAAGCAGTTTCTGAAAGTTAAGGCTATGGAGTTGGGTTATGAGAAGGAGACCCAGAAGGGCAAGGAAGAGACCTAAAAGGTTTAGAATATATTACAGGTATTATAGACCAGGAAGGGTAGAGAAACGCTAACTAATTTCAAAGAAAGGAGTATTAAATGGCAAGAAAGAAGAGAGTAGGCCGAAGGGCCAGACGAAGAGCTAAAAGAATTTAACTAATGGGATTAGTTAGCTAATTTCTCTACCCTTCGGTCTAATAGATCCCTTATAAAGGGAAAATTAAAAAAAGGAGGTAAAAAATAATGTTTGGAAGATTTGCAGTTTTTTCTCCAAGGTCAGTAAGCGGAGATTATACAATGACACTTGATGATAATTGTATCTTACATACTGTAGGTGGAACGTCAAATAAGACAGTGACCTTACCAAAAGCTTCTCAGGTTAAAGGAAAAGTAGTTTATATCCAAAAAGTTGATTCTGCAACTGGTTATACTGTTGTAACTGCTGCTTCAGGAGATACAATTGATGGAGCTTCGTCTGTAAATATTACTGCACAATATGGTAAGAAAATGCTTTTAAGCAATGGTTCAACTTGGTCAACCATTGTCTAAAAAGGAGGCTGATATGCCAGAAAGAAGTATTTTAGACCAGTTAGGGGTTAATTTGCCTCCTCCACCTGTGGGTGGAATCGGGGGACAAGAGACGAAACCACCAATGGCTGAAATGGGTAGACCTGCTGAGCTTGGGGGGATAGAAGCTCTTGCCGATACTATGGTTACAGGTGCTTTGATGTTGCTTACTCAAGCGGTTTCTCTTTATGGAACTTCTGAAAAAGGAGATGGGGTAATTAGAGCCATAAGCACATTGAAGAAAGTAGTTCCAACAGAAAAGATGAAAGAAGCAGAAGGAAATATTATGGCTCTTCTTTCTTCTATTGGAAGACCGGGAGCTATGGCGACTCCATCACCAGCACCAACTCCAGAAGTTTCACCAGTAGTAGGAGCACCAGCACCACCACCTACGGCTGGAGCAACTCCAGAAATACCAGCAGGTAGAACAGTTTAAGGAGGTGAGAAAATGATAGATGTTAAGGGGGATTGCCCTTCAAACTTACTTGAAACACTAAGAGTGCAATATAATACATTGAGGATTGATTTGGATAATTTAATCACAAAATATAATGCGATGGTTACTCTTGTAAATGAACTTAAAACAGATATGAGTGCTCATACTCATACTGAAAATACAGCAGCGTCATATACCCAGAACGCAACGACAGCAGCAGCTCCAACTATTTCAGCAGCAGATGCTACTACTGCTTCTCTTACCGCGGAAGCAGTTAATAGAACTTAATTCTGGAGGCTTGCAATGGACTACAGTTTCGTTGGCGGTGTTGCAGTAGCTGTGGCGGGGATTGTTTTAGGTAACCTTCTTTTAAATGGAATTAAGGGGAATAAAAAAGCCTCCGAGGAAGCATTCAAGCTTTTCGTTGAGGAAACGAGAGCGAATTTTAGAATAATTAATAAAAGGCTTGAACATATTGAAAATGCAATAAGGAGGTGATAACCATTCCCGCAAGATCAGAGAGACAAAGAAAATTAGCAGGAATAGCTTTGTCTATAAAGCGTGGTTATACTCCGAGATCATATTCTCCTGAAGCTACAAGGATGGCTGAATCTATGTCTGAAGAGAAATTAAGGCACTATGCAGGAAGGACAAAAAGGAAAAAGAAAAGAACTTCAAGAAGAAGCAGAAGAGAGTAAGATATGGATAGAGTGGAATTTACTCGCAATCTTGTTAATTTAATAGCTGCGATGATACTTGAAGGGGAACATCCAATTATTGATTATGTTAAGCGTTCTGATGAGGAGCAAAAAAGATTATTTGATAAAGGGTTAAGCAAATGTGATGGGATAAAGATAAAAAGTGCCCATCAATTCGGAAGAGCCGCAGATATTTATTTCGTTGAAGATGGAAAGTTGGTAGATCCCAAAAAAGGTTGGGATTACTGGCATGAATACTGGGAAAAGAAAGGTGGAAAGCCACAAATTTTATGGGATCGTAACCATTTCGAAGGTTAAAAGGAGGTAGGGTAAGATGTTAACAGGTTATAGAACATATATTAGTCTTATTGTAATGGCAATCTATAATATAGTATTACCTTGGTTAGGGATTAAAGATATTTCGATGGATACTCTTGATACGGTTGTTAATGTTATTCTTTTGATTGCTATTGCGGTTTTTCACAAACTACATAAGCCAAAAGTATAAGGGGGATTTATGAAAAGAAAAGTCTTAACTGGGATAGTTGGGGTTATTCTATTAATTGGGTTATTGTCCTGTGCGACTTTTACACAGAATACTTACAAATCTCTATTTGTTGCTGGTGTTTCTTATGATACTGCGATGAAATCAATTGCTTCCTTGCAGGCACAAGGAAAAATAACAGCAGAGCAGAGAGCAGAAATTAATAAATATGCAAACGTTTATTATGTAAGTTACCAAACCGCAGTAGAAGCTTTTATTTTCTATGAGAAAAATAAGACCGAAACTGCAAAACAAGCTGTTATTAATGCTTTAGCGACTGTAATGCTTAAATGGTCAGAGTTTGCTGGATATGTTAATCGAATTGTTCCGAACACTCTGCCTGAAAAACTGGAGGTGAAATAATATGAATGCAGATACCTTACAACTTATTACGATAATTGTAGGTCTTGTTGTTCAGTATGGAGTTCCCGCAGTTGTAAATGCTATTAATGCATTGGGGAAAGATGAGGTTACTCTTGAGGATATTGAAGAGTTAAAGAACCTTATTAAACCCCCGGAACAATATTAATGAAAGGAGGTGAGTAAAGATGTTGAAAACAGGCAAGGCACGGGAACAGGTTAATGTTGATCTGGAGAGGGATAAAAAGTTTTTGGTTGACCTTGACCGAGACCCTATTATTGGGTTCAATAAGAAGGTCACAGGTGTTTTGACCAAAAAACATCCTTCCAAAAAGAAAGCGAGGTAATTTATGGAATGGGATTTTGAAGAATTACAAAAAGAGTATGAAAGGTTAAAAAAGGAGTATGAGGAAGTCAGCAAGGCAAAGGCTGAATATGATGAGGTAATTAAAAAAGCCTATGCTGATCCAGAGTTAAGAGAACCTTTAAAAAAGATAGCCAAGAAAGTTGCTGGACTGGAAATACAAGACCCAGCTTACGAGAAATACACAAAGGAAGAGATTTCAAAACTTCATAAAGAATTGGAAACTCTTAAGTCTGAAAAAGAAGCGGAAAGCAAAAAGTCCTATGCGAAACAACTCGAGGCTGTCTTGAGCCAATATGGTATCACTGGAGATGAAATTAAAAAGTTTCAAGAGTTTGTTTCAAGCACGGGTCTTGTTCCAACAACGATTTCTGGCTGGGAAATTGCGGCCCAAAATTACAGACGTTCTTTAGTAGCAGAACCTGTTTTTGGGAGAACAAAAACATTCAAAGAAGCTGTTACTTCAGAAGACTATCTTAAGAACCCAAGTCAAGCATTTGAGAAAGACTTCTTGAATGCTTTAATGTCGTTAGGGAAAAAATAGAGATGGCAGGCGATTGGAGAGTAGGTTTAGCTAAAGCAATTGAAGTTCTAAAAAGTGACGCAAATCCTGCGAAAAGACCAGAGGTTCGTGAAAAGATAAGTGAAGCCAGCAAGAGAATGTGGAATGATCCTGAATTTCGAGAACAAACAGGAAAGAAAATATCAGAAGCAAAAGGCAGGATGTTCACTAAAGAAGAACTTGAAGAGCTTTACCTGAATCAAAAAAAATCAATGGCTGATATTGCTAAAGAAAAAGGATGCTCACAAGGAGGTGTTGAGTATCTTCTGGAGAAGTATAAGATTCCAAGAAGAAATTATAAAGAAGCCTATAAGATAGTTTATAGGAAGAAACCTGAATTAAGTCAACCAAAGTTGAAGATTGATTTAAAACCAAGTAACAATCTTGCTTATATTCTTGGGGTTTTACTCGGAGATGGATGGGTAATAAGACAAGATTATTCAATGGGATTAGGAGTTACGAAAAAAGAATTCGCTGAATCTTTTGCTAATGCTTTAAGAGCGATTGGACTAAATCCTAATGTTTATAAGCAAGATAAAAAGTTGTTCCAAAAAGTATCTCCAAATGCTAATGATATTTGGATGGTTAGGGGACGCTCAAAACAGTTTTATGAATGGTATAAGGGATTAAATTTAGAGAAAATAAAGGAGGTGATTAAGGGCTATGAAGTAGATTTTATAAGAGGGTTTTATGAAAGCGAAGGTAGTTGTAGGCTTAGTGGCAAAAGGTCTGAAGTAGCAGTCCATAATACTGATAGAGATTTGATAATTTTTATCAGTGGATTGCTAACAGGTTTAGGGTTTCATTATTCTATCACTAAAACTGATAGGAGAAACTCAAATTGGAAAGATCTTTATCATCTAAATATTTTAGGTCAAAAAGAAGAGAAATTTAAGTTTTTGAAAACAATAAATCCAGTAATAAAAGGAGGTAACTAAGAAATGACTGCAGTAAATTTTAACTACCAAACTCCAACAGGCCTGTATCCTCCCTCAGTCGAGACCGGGGGGCAGGATATGTTGAACGCTTTGAGCAGAGCAATTCCAAACTATGTGGTCGGACAAAACCTTTCAAAGCTTTCTCCTCTTATGCGTAAGCTTCTTTCGATTGCAGAGGTGAAGGCTATGAGTTTTCCGTTTATCAGCCAGCCAGTTGCAGGGACTCCTGTAAGTCATGCTCAGTATGTAACATATGATGGAGCATTTAATATTCCAACTTCTCTGGATGTGGATTTAACCAAAATGCCTACTTTCTATGCGAATATGATTCTGGATACATTATATGTTACGGATATTGAGGCAAAGGCATTTGAGGCAGGCAATCCCTATATGCTTTTCAACAATCTTAAAACAAGGGCTTCTCTTGTTTGGATTGGGTTAATGGATACTTTGACCACCAATCTTACTGGAACAAGAGTGAGCGGTGGAACCGAGGACACAAACAAGTTTTACGGTTTGAAGGACATTGTAGATGATGGAAGTAACAATGCCAACTTTGGTAACCTTTCAAGGTCGACTTATTCTTGGTGGAACTCCAAAGTTTACAATGCAACGAGTTTGTGGACTGATTCTCCATCTGCTTTCGTTTATGTAATGAGAGCCCTTGCTAAATTCCAGAATGAATGTTCAACAATGGGAATGCCAACTTGTGCCTTTACTTCTCATGGAGTATGGCAGAAAATTGCAGAATCCTTTACCAACATTGAACGTTACATTGTGGCTGATACAGGAAAACTTGAAGATACTCGGCAGTATGAGGTAACAGGTTTGATTGTTCAGGGAATCCCTATCTTTCCTGATCCATATCTAACTGAATCTACCATTTACTTTTTGAATTTCGATCATTTGAGATTTGATTTTGTGGATGGATATGTTTCGGTTGTGACTCCTTGGTATAATATGACGATTGTTGGGAAACTGGCTTATCTGGCATTAATTATCATTGGTGGGCAACTCTGGAGTGATGCTCCAATTGCTTCTTTTAAATTAACCAATATGCCAGCAGTTTCTAACGTCTAATTAATTATGGATTGGGAAGGATAAATCTCTGGGATAATAATCCCAGAGATACCTTCTCATAAGGGAGGAGGATTATGCTATGGTTGTAGCCCTAAATACTTCCGATAGGGAACTTATACTCTTTTCAGGTGGTGTTGAGTATAAATTACCTGTAAATGAGCCTGTAGAATTACCAGATGTTGTGGCACAACTCTATTTCGGATATGGGATCAATGTTGATGAAGATTTGATGAATTTGTGTATCAGTAGATTGAAGTATTATAATCCTCAACTTTTTGGGCTTCCAGATTCTGATGTTTGGGATAATTATATTCAAAAAGTTGAATTCAACATTGATGCAATTAAAGCCAAGAAAGAAGTTTTTGATTTTAAAGAATTTAAAAAGGAGAAATAAAAAGTATGTATGACTGGGCGAGACTACATTAATTGTGCGAAAAATAGTTTCTATCCTGTTGAAACTTATGTTTCTGATGCTACACTTGCTACTTTTTTAAACTACGCTCGAAGAAAGGTTATTAAGCATGGAAAGATAGGTTTTAAGGAAATATCCTTATCTTTGGTTGCCCAAACTCCAAGTTATACTTTAGATGAAGACTTACTTGAACTTTACAGTGTTCTTCTGCAATGGGATAACACGATCAGATATATACTGACTCCTATTCCTTGGGGTAGGTTTCCACTTTCTACGAGCACATTTTTTGCTCCTCCTTGGAATTACTCATTTATTCCCACAAAAACGATAGGATTTTATCCATGTCCAGATAGGACTTATAGTGCCTATCTATATGGGGTCCCTTTTCCATCAAAGACTTATACAGGATCAACTTTAGATGAAACAGATCCAGATATTACCACAGACAATTATCTTGAGCCTGTTGCTGTTTTGGTTGCTTCAAGACTTGCAAGTAATGACCAGAATTATGAACTTTCAGAATTTTTTGAGAATAAACTGTTTTTTGATATTATGAGGGTTTCAAAGATTTGAGATGGCTAAGAATCCTAAAAAACCAAAAACAATTTCTAAAGACTTTGAAATTCTGCTTTCGCCGTGGGAAGGTATGGTTACATCTCAAGATGCATATACTATTCCTGAAACTATGTCTGTATGGATTGAAGGTTTACCTAAACTTACAGGTGCGATTGAAGGAGTATTGAAACCTGAAGTAAAGTATACTCATGATTCAACAATTCTTGATTATTTTGTCTTTTGGCTTTCCAATGAATTTCATGCTATTTTAGATGGAAATAATCTAACATTTTTAGATACTTCTTTTAATTCTGTTGGATCTTTTGCCTCATCTGATTCAAAATGTGATTATGCACTTCAGGGAAATACAGCAGTTTGGGTAGTTACTCGTAATTTTTTAATTACCTTTGATGGAACAACAGTTTATAATTTAACGGGAAGAAGTGTTTTGGGAGATACGATTTGCTACTGGAAGGGTAGGATCTTTATAGGGAAGGATAGAACAATAACTTTTAGTGTTCCCGATCCTGATTATACCAATGCAACTAATCCTTTTGATACTTCGGCAGGCGCTGGATATATCATAATTAATATTGGTAGTTTTAATAGAATTTTGGGACTTATTCCTAAAGAAGATAGTATTTATATTTTGACAGACAATAATATCCTTGCACTTCTTGGAACAACCATATCAAATGATCCAACTCAATGGTATTTAGCAGAAGTTATTTCTGGTTATGGAGTCACAGGAATAAGAAAATGGGTTAAGTATGAACACACTATTTACTATCATTCGAATATTGGTATTGTTAGCATTATTGCTACCGCTCCTGAAAAAATAGATGATGCAATTACAAATATTACTGGAACAATTGATGGAATTAGTTATTTCGTTTATGACGGGATCCCTTATATTGCTATTCTTGCAGAATCTTTTTTTTCGCCTCCAAATAAAGCTATTTATTGTTATAATTTGCTTTTTAAAAAATGGTTTGCTTTATCTTTAAGTTTTTCGGTTATTTCGTCTTATCAGAATTTGACTTATGGAGTTCAAGAAAAGTCTATTAGTAAATTTTTTGCTTCTGGCGAATATCTTCCAATTAAAGTTAAAACCAAAACGTTTTTCAATTTAGATCAACTTTATTATAATTTGAGGACAGTATATCTTTATGGCAGGGGAAATAACAATGTTAGTTGTAAAATTTATGATGAAACCAGCCGCCAAGTAGAGTTCAATTATAACCAGATGGGATTAATCTCAAATGCTTTTTTATTTAGTAATTCCTATGGGAATTTTTTGTTTTATAATAATACAGGTCATTTCTTATTTGCACAAACTCCTGGTTTTTTCTTAAATACTTATAAACAACACAGCATTAATTATCAGGGGCAAAGGATGAAGCAGTTTTCTTTGCTACTTGAAAGTGAAGATTTGGGAGTTTATACCGAATTTATAAACTTAAAAGTGAAGGGAACTTTGGGAGCAAGATACGTATAATGCCTTTCAGGATACCTATGATTTTAGAGAAAGACAATCTTTTGGCGGTAAGGAATTATAATTCCTTTCACGCCTTGGAACATCAAGATATTGCTAGTTGGCTCAATGCTTTAGCAAGTGCAAAGGGATTGAGTATTAGAATAACTTACTACACTTTACCTATTTTAGACCCGAATGATCGTCAATCGATCGAATCATTTTTCAGCACGAATTGGAAACAGCATATGGTTTTTTACGATTACTTGAATAAAATTGGGGCGACTTATTCTCCTCCAATATTTGTATTTCCAGTTAATTATCCTTCTGAAGTTTGGGATATGGATATTGAAAATCTGGTTGCACTTGAACATAGTATACATTTACGATTGTGGAGAGCTATTGATATATTGAAAAGTTAAAATGTTGGTATCGCATTTATTTGAGTATATTTTACATTTAACAAAAGGAACAAATACAGGATTACTTAATGAACTTGTTCCATTTTACACTTTTTGTTGGGAAGTTGGGAACTATTTATTTTTATCTGATGGTCATAATGTATCACTTTGTATTTATTCGTTTTGTAACTTATCAGATGCCGAAAAAATAATGAGTCTGCCTTATGACCAAGCTATATATGAATTTACTTTAGTCCTTTTGAGGAAACAAATAAGAGGAGATGTAGTAATTCCTGATATTGTCTGTGGTAAGGTTTCTAAAATAGGGAAAAATATTGCATTAACTAAATGGAAGGAATTGGGAGCTAAAAAAATACTTTACCATAAAACGAAA